TTGGCGTGCCCGATCAGGAGGCGCTACGGCTTCGAGAAAGGGTCGCAGCGCATTGGAACGGTTTTTGAGCACAGACCAAACGACCGTGATCGAACGAGAAAGAAGAAGAGCATGGTAAAAGTCAAAGCGACCGGTGATCAGCCGGCCAAGACTGTTGTCCCCAAGAAGAAGAGCCGTGTTGCTGCTGATACTTCCCCGGATTGGCATTACTGGCGGCAAATGCCTCACGTGGTGCTATGGAAGGCTGTAGCCCTTTCCTGCAACATAGAACCTAGGCAGGAGCGGCTTGCCGATTCCGAGTACTGGATCAATTGCGTGAGGCTAGGCCACGCGGAGAAGGTTGATAGGTACAGGGGGTTCCACGATCGACTGGATATCGCTACCGCAAGAATCAGCGAATTGGACGTTGCCTCGGTGAATATCGGAGAGGCGAACGCCGTTCAGGTCAAACTTCCTGATTTTGCGGCATGGGCGCTTTCAATGCAGTGGGATATTCCGCAACAGTTAGCGGATATAGCTCAGTCAGGGACGAAAGCGAGCAAGCCCGTATCCAAGAGCGAAAGCCTCGGCGCAACGGAGCGGGGAACGGTCCAGAAGATCATCGCCGGGCTCCTGGCCCAAGGATATTCGCACGACAAGATATCGAAGCCCTACGCCATCGCCAAGGAAATTCAAGCTTCGTTGCAGTCGGTAGGACACGATCTGTCCGACGACACCATTGTCAATTGGATCAAGGAAGCCACGCCGCTGCTCGTGCCGGCCGCAAAAAAGCCAGCAGAATCAAGGTAGGCAATCCGAGTTCGGATTCCGTTCGGATAGTGATTATCCGAACTCGGACTAATCGCATTTCGATGAGCAGAAGATTGCACCGTGTTTATTCAAACGGGAGCAATCCGAAATGCATCATCTTCCTGCGACGGGCTACCTTCGCCTTCCGCACATCATCGGCGACGCGAAAGCGAGTCCGCCCATCCCCGCAGTCATTCCGGTCTCCAAGAGCACTTGGTGGGCCGGCGTCAAATCCGGCCGCTATCCGCAGCCCGTTCGGACGCTAGGGCTGCGCATCACGGCATGGCGCGTCGAGGACATTCGCGCCTTGATCGAGCAAGCCGCGGGGTTGCAGTGATGCACGGCGTGATGATGCCCCAGGCGATGTTCGAGCAAATCATGGCGCGCTGGGAAGATGGGCTGGAGCGCCGCCTGGGCACGGGCGGGAACCCGACCCCGCTTGAGCGGGAGGCACCCGCCCAGGTCGAAGGGGCGGAATATTGCTTTTCCTGGTGCCCGGTTGCCGGCTGCGCGTCGCTTTGCGGTCCTGAGGTTACGCGCCCCGCTGCCGGCGCGCAGCCGAGCGAGCACCGCCAGCGGGGCGCAACGGCTAGTAACACTAAGCCGTTCATTATCGATATCGATAAAACGCCGGCACCGGAGCGGGGCCATGTCTGATGCGATCTTTATCGACTGGCTCGGCGCTTCTCAGCGCTATCCGGGCGGCGTCTCTCCGGTCTTTATCGGAGGACTCACCGTGTTCTACGATCGGGATGGCAATGCACGTTGCGAGCGTACTCGCGCCTCGTCTGTGGGCGGCTCATTCGACACAGCTATTCAAGTGGGATGCGACGGCAGTCGCGTTTGGCTATCAGGAAACGTCGGACGCTTTGACCGTCGAGACAATCTTTTCAATGCCGGGTGGCCTGGAACCTGGGCCGCCGCTAATCGAATCCTTGCCATTGTCGGGCTACCGCCTTTCACAGCTTATGCAGGAGAAATGGAAGGACAGCCGGCTCACCTACGACTGGTCTCGCAGAGAGTGGTCGGGGATACCGTCCGCCAAATCGGCGTGGAAGCTGGCGGCGGGGCGCGGCCTGGTGCGCGCATTCACCGTTTGGACCTCACAGGAAATTTTGAAACAGGTTCGGATGGCCAAGCGCGAGCTGTTATCCGTTGGCTCGCATCGAGATCGATATCCCGGATGAAGCGCGGGCTGGTCGGTTCGGAATCGTGCTGGTGGGCAAATACCCGGCACATGATCAAGGCGTATCTGAAAGGGGCGGAAATGAAGCACCACGGCGGCGAAGAAATTCAGGAACTGATCGATTTTTGCGATGAGCGCGGCCTAGTGCGCGTGGAAGTGGAATTGAAGCGCCGCCTGTTGCAGGAGGCAGGACTCGATGCCTTCGACGCCGTGACCGATGAGAAGCTCGCGGCGATCTACAACGAGCAGACAGAGATTTTCCGCCGCGTCGATCGGTCGGATGAGCCGGACATTCTCGCGTCGATCCCGTCGCGGTACCGGATGACGGCGGCGGCGTGGATCGCGGGGCAGGACGTTCGTGGGCAGTTAGGGCAAGCGGCGCTATACCGTCATGCCCGGGTTCTGCGCGAGTACGGCATCGACATTCTTCAGGCGCGCAACGTCGAAAAGTTCCCGGTGAAGGTGCGCGTTGTGGATTTAAAGCCTCTCTCGATGCCGGACTGGTACCGGGAGAAGTATTTCAAAGTGGCCTAACGGCCTTTCTATAAGGAGCGTCAAAAATGCAATTCAATGTCGTGGGTGTGAAGCGAATCGAAGGGACTGCCAAAGCATCGGGGAATCCCTTCGATATGTGCCGGCTGTACGCGATGGTGCCGATCGAGCCGAGCGAGGGCAAGACACGGGTTACAGGGTTCGGGATGGAGATCGGCGAAATGGATCTGGACCCGGCCGTGCTTGGCGATTTCGCCAAGATCGTGTTCCCGGCCAAGCTGGAGCTGAAGACGGAACAATCGTTCCGGATGGGCGAGTTCAAGACGGTGGTTGTAGGGATCGAGGGCGCCAAGTCCTCGTCAAAAGCGGCCTAGGAGTCGTTTTCTGCGCCTGGTGTCCTAGTCCACTTCGGGCGCAGTTGAGGGCTTATTGGGAGTTTCAAGGTGAGCAAGGTCTACACAGTGCACGCGGCAAGCCTGGGCCATACGGTGGTGGTGCCGAGCCTGGACTGCTACACGGTCGGCAACGAGTTTGCGGACTGGCTGACGAAGATCACGCCGGTATCCGGCAGTGGGAACGGGGCTTATAGCTTCTTCTTCAACGGGAACGGATGCACTCAGGATGCAAACGGTGTGCTGACCGCGTTCACGCTCGAGGAATACCGCTCGACCGGGGTCTATGTCGGCAGCACGCCCAGCGGCGCCCTGACAGTCGGCACCTATACGGGCGTCGATTCGGGCGTGGTTGTGCCGGCCGACGTGTCGGCGGTGTTCGCCGGGGTGTTCGTGCCGATGGTTTCGCTCTATCTCGTCGGGTACGCAATCAGGAAGGTGCTGCACATGGTCGAAGGACGGAGGACGTGATGGGCGTGTACGAGTGGTCGCTGGTGATTGCGGCGCTGTGGGGCATTGGGTGCGCCTACGCCGTGATCGCCGGCTTGAGGCTGTAACGGGTTGTACCGGGAGGGCTAGCGGTTCTAGCTCTGTTTTGGACTGTCGGGAGACAGGCCGTACTTTTGGAGGTTGTTATGTCGAAGCTGCAAACTGCTGTTGCTGTAGTCCTGGCGCTGGCCTATCAATTGGCTCTCGCCGTCTCGCCGTTTGACCCGCTGACCACGGCGGTGAGTTTCACCGATGTGGTCGCAGCGCTGTTCACCGTTGCCGCGGCGATCGTCGCGGTGCTGGTGGCCAAGCGTGGCATCAAGTGGGTGCTGGCGCTGGTCGGTCGTTAGACCAGAAGCCCAGGACGGGTTCGGAGGCCACAAGCTTCCGAACCCATTTTTTAATCGACGGCGAGGGCGTCATGGGTAAATCGTTGCGACGGTGGGTAGCGCTGTTCATTATTCCTTTCTTTGTCTTTTCCTTGTATCCGCAGAAGCGGTCTCAGGCGATTCTCCCGCTTGCCATTCCGCTTACGGTCATGCTGGTCGATGCGGCCGGCGCCGTCATTACCGCCGACGCATTGGCGGCGGTCGGCACGGCGCTCCTTGGCGGGCTGGCGATGGCGGCAATATTTGTCACGCCCGGGGATACCGGCAACGCGAACGGCCAGGTGCGCGTTCCGACGACTACGGCGGCGGGAAGCTCAACGGCGATTCCTGCGCCGAGTGCGCCCAGCACGTCCTCTCCTACCGTTATGTGGCAGTACTACTGCTCAAGCGGGTGCGGGTGGAGTGGGTCCGGGTACATCTATTCATCTGAACAAGCGGCGGCCGATGCGTTCTGCGTGGCGATGGGGCGGTCGGGGGCGTCAATACGGCCTGGAGATCATCCTGCGTGTAACGGCGGAACCTATTACAACGATACGATCTTTTATTTGCAGTTTCAGAACACCTGCGCGTCGGGTTACACCTATTCGGCGGGGACGTGCACTTTGGCGAATTCGCGCTATGTGACTCAGGACGGAAAGCAAGACGTTGCGCGTAGCGGTACGACGCTCAGCGTAGATGGCAACGATCTGCATGGGACAGCGGCGGCTACGGTCAAGACAACGACTGTTGCCAACGATACGGTGCAAGCTTCGGCGCAGGATGCCTCGGGCAACCGCCGGGTACTTCAAGTGGTCGCAACCTCTGACGGCGGCTCGAAGGTCATTGCCAATACGGAAGTAAAGGACGGCGCCGGCAATACCTACGTCCAGGGCCAGACCATTACGATCAGCCCGGCCGGCGTGGTAACGAACGTGGCCTCGACGCCTTTGGCGCAGACGCTGGTGCTCGATCCTGCCACGGGGCAATTGACGCCGACCGCGGCGGCGACGAGCGCTACCTATACGCCGGTGGCAACTTCCTCCGGTTCTACGACGATCACGTTTCCGACCGACTACGCCCGGGATGCGACGGTAGCGGCGCAAAACGCGAAGCTGGATACGCTGCATACCGATTCGGCGCAGCTGCGCACAGACTTAACCTCGACGACGGCCACTGCGCCTGCCGATCCTGCCGTGAAGGCGGATTCGGATATTACCGGGCAGTTGCTGGATACCAATTTCGCCGGATTAAAGGCTTGGGCGATGCCATCGCGGTCGGTGTCCTGTCCTACGGCGAGCTTTGTGCTGTGGTCGAACACCTACACCATTGACGGGCATTGCACACTGTGGGCGAGCATCGGCAGCACGATACACGCGGTCGCGCTGCTGTCCTGGGGAATGTTGGCGCTGTTCATCGTCCTGGGGGCCTAAATGCTCAACGTTCTCTATATCGTCGCCGCTTGGCTGGTCCGCGAGGTCATCATCAAGGCGGCGGTGTTCGCGGCGCTCTATGCGCTCCTGGTGCTGTTCATGCCGCTGGTGTGGAACTACGCGAGTTCCTTTGTCGGCACATCGAGCTTGACGGGGCTTTTTAACGCAGTTCCCGATGGGGTCTATTGGGGCCTGTACGCCATGGGCTGCGACGTGGGTATGCCGCTGGTTATCTCGGCCTACGTGTCCCGCTTCCTGATTCGTCGTCTGCCGGTGGTCGGATGATGTACACGTATGCTTCGCACGACGAAGCCAAGGCGGAAGTTCGCAAGTGGGCGGAGTTCTATCGCTGTCCACGATGTGGATGTATGGCGCATTTCGTCCACGTTTGCAAGCTACCGGGTAAGTGCGTTCAGCGCGTGACCTGGTCGTGTCCGGTTTGCGAAGTCGGCGCGGTTTTCGATGTGCCGTATGAACGCAAGTACGGGGACTGATTGTGGCCTGCACCGCCTATTGCGGGTTTCCCGGTTCGGGCAAGTCCTACGAGGTCGTGACCGAAGTCATTGTTCCGGCGCTGCGCTCGGGGCGGCGTGTCGTTTCCAATATCTCAGGGTTGCATTACGAGGAAATGCGAGCGTATCTGCTTGAAGAAGGTACGACCGAAGCCGCTATAGGATCGCTAGAGTGTGTGGACAACGAGCGGGTGTCCGCGCCCTTGTTCTGGGCGCAGGACGGCCGGGAGACCTTGGTCAAGCCGGGCGATCTGGTGGTGATCGACGAGTGCTGGCGCTGGATGTCGGCCGGCGGAAATATCCCACCTTCAATGTATGCGTTCTTCCGCGAGCATCGGCATTTCGTCGATGCGGCCGGGGTGTCCTGCGACATTGTGCTGATCACGCAAGCGATCAGCGATCTTGACCGTAAAGTCCGCGTGATTATCGAAAAGCATTTCGTGATGGAGAAGCTCAAGCGCCTGGGACTTTCCAAGCAGTACAGCGTGGACGTGTACAACAAATTCTCCAGCACGAAAGCGAATTTCCTGCGCCGGATGCTACGCACCTACAACAAGAAGTTCTTCTGCTTCTATACCAGCTACGACGGCAAGGGCGGCGACGAGCGCGAGGTCGATAAGCGCATCAACGTTTTCCGCTCGCCGGGGTTTTGGATGATGGCGGCGCTGGTACCTGTGTTGTTCGGTTTCGGTGCTTGGGGAACGTATCGCCTTTATTCCAAGCACGCTGAGCCCGAGAAGAAGCCAGAGACCGGGGCGGTTGCGGTCGAGGGCGGAAAGCCGAGCGCGGTTCCTGCGGCTTCTTCGGCGGCGGCAGGTTCGCGCGGTGGTGGTAGCGGGGCTGACGAGTCTTGGCGAGTCATCGGGTATTACCGATCTGGCGGGACCGGGGTCTTCATGATGCAAGGCGGGGAGCGCGTACGCTTCATCTACGCGCCGGATAGTTACCGTGTGGGGTCTCTCAATGTGGAAGTCATTGTTGGTGAACGGCTGTTCGCGTCATACGGTGGCGCTGCTGTGCCTCGTGGCATCGGCGGCATCGTGGGCGCAAAGTAAAGACTCGGACCTGCACTTTGACCGGGTGCCGGTCTACGAGCTGCTGCGCGTCGTGTTCGGCGAGATCCTGCGGGAGCCGTATTTGATGGATGGCGCAGTGGCGAAGGAGGATCGCGTGGTTTCGGTGGACTTGCGCGCCGCGACCGATGCGCAGGTGCGGGCGATGTTGGCTGAGGTCCTGGGTCAGCAAGGGCTGGCAGTTCGGCGTGTGGATGCGCTGAACGTGGTCGAGCAACGCAAAGGCGAGCTCGACCGGCAGGAGGTCTTTACCTATCGGCCGAAATTCCGGACCACGAGCTATCTGGAAAGCGGTATCCGGGCTTTCGTGTCTCGGGGCCGGTTTGGCGGGGTGAGCATGGCTTCGGGAGGATCGCCCGCGCAAGCGGTGTCGGCGCCAGGTATGGCGCCAGGCTCGGCGTCGGTGGGCGGGGCGGCTGCCGGCGCTCCACCAGCTTCCAGCCCGAGCCCGATCCAGGTCACAAATATGGGCGGGGTGTCTCTCGGCCAGCGCGACGTAGTCACCTTCCAGGGGCCGGCGGCGGAGGTCGAACTGGTTCGGCGACTGGTCGAGACGCTGGACGTGAAAGCGGCTGAAATAGTGGTTCGGGCGTCGGTGTTCGAGGTTCAGACCACCAAAGACGAATCAAGCGGGGTACAGATCGCCTATACGATCCTTGGCGGCGCTTTGACAGGCGGCGTGGGAGCGGTAGCCGCGCCGGTTATTCGGCTCGCCAAGGGCGGGTTTGACGTAGCGGTAAGCAAGCTCGCCTCGGACAGCCGGTTCAATCTGGTTTCAAGTCCCAGCCTGCGCGTGTCTTCGGGCGAATCGGCGCGCGTGGTGGTCGGCCAGGATGTGCCAGTGCTGGGTGCGGTGACGGTTCCGGCGAACGGGGCGCCGGTTCAGTCGGTCAATTATCAAAGTTCCGGGGTGATGCTCGATGTGGCGCCGGTGGCGCTTGAAGATTCGGTAAAGCTGACGCTGCGGCAGGAGATTTCGGATTTCGCGCAGACGAGTACCGGAGTGAATGCATCGCCCACGCTGCTAAAGCGCGCGGTATCGTCGGTGGTGTCCCTGCAGTCGGGCGAGGTCGTTTTTATCGGTGGGCTGGACGAAACGAATCAAACAGGGTCCAAATCTGGGCTGTCCTGGTTGCCCGGGTGGATGTGGTCCAGGGATTCGGTGCAGAAGAAGACTGAGCTGGTGGTCATGCTGCAGGTTGATGTATTGCGGTAA